GGCGCTCGGCTGGCGCGGGTTGATGACGTATTCAGGCTGCTCGCCGATAAGGGCCACTTCGGGGCTGGGGACGAACGCGCCCGCCATGTGCGCCTTCACCTTGCCGGTGACGGTGAAGCCGAGGCCCTTGCCGATGCCGATCTTCGCAAGTTTGCCGAGGAATCCGTTCAGCGCGGAGTCGTGGATGTCGGCGGTGATGGTCGTGGTCTTCGACTTCGGTATCTTGCGGACTACGGTGATGTAGTCAGACACCTTTCCTTTGAGCAGGCCCGCCTTGATTGCCGCCTTGACTTCGGACGCGGTCATGCCGTCTGCGGTCTGTGCTGCCAGTTTCTGCGCGTCGTGCAGCTTCATTGTCGCGAGTGCGGCTTCTGGCGAGTTCTTGCCATACCGCTTAATCGCGACCGTCAACGCGTCCTGGGCGGCCCGAACTGCTATGGCGTTCGCGAGCCCATCCTCGTTCGCGTGTCGCGTGCCCGACATGGCAAGAGTTTCGGCCTGCCATGCTGCGGTGGTGCCGTCCACAGCGTTGGCGAGTTCCGTCTGCGCCTTGCCGGCAACGTCCGCCTTTTGAGCCGTTGTGAGGGTTGAGAACGCGCCCTTGTCCAGGGCGGTCTTCGCGTCAGCCCACGTGGTGACTCCCGCCGCTACGCGGTTTTGGAGATCGGTCATACCGCCTTCAAGGGCGAATACGGCCTGCTGATACGAACTCACGGCGTCGGTGCGCATGAGCGTCAGGGCGAACACGGCAAGTGGCGCTGCTATGGCAACCAGCGCGGCCGTGACTCCGCCAATCGCCGTTCCGAACCCCACCGTGGCGTATGAGGCGACCGGTGCTCCGGATGCCACCATCCCTATGCCCGTAGCGAAGCCCGCGAGCGGAGCGGCAGAGGCAGCACTGGTCAGTCCGAGAGCAAGCGCGGCCTTGCTCAGCGATGCGACCCACGGCAGCGCGATGAGGGCGGCGGCGGCGAGTCCCCCCACCACGAGGACCGCGGTTTTGAGCGGGGGAAGCATCGCATCGAATGACTGCATGACACTTGACCCGGCCTTCGCCAACGACCCGACGACCGGCAGAAGTGTATTGCCGACGGAGACCTGCAACTCCTCTATGGAGTTCTTCGCCTTGTCGACCGCGCCTTGCGTCGTGTTCCCGTACGCCTCGGCCGCGCCGCCGAACTTCTTTTGGAGCGCGGCGAGCGCCTCGGTGGCGGTTGCACCTTTCTTCAGCACGATGCCGTAGCGTGTCAGGATCGCGGTGGAACCCATCTGCACTCGGCCCACGAGTTTGGCCGCGTTCGCCATGTCCATGTTCTTGGCGCGTGCAAGGTCGGCGGTAAGTCCGAGATCCTTCTGTGCGGTCGAGACGGAACCCGTGATCTGTACAAGGCTAGTCAGCGCGGTACGCAGGTCGCCTTGGCTAAACGCAGAGAGTCGCGACTCCGTGGCGAGCGTATCGCGCAGGCTACCCTCAACGGAATCGAATGAGACTCCTGTGTTGTCGACGGCACGCGAGAGTTGGCCCCAAGAGACCTCGGCCTTCATCGCTGCTGCGACGCTGTCCTTGAGAAACGCTGCGATGCCGATGGCCGCGAGCGCGGAGCCTATCTTGCCGAGTCCGCCGATCATGCCTTTGGAAAAGAGGCCACCACCGGTCTTGCCAGCCGCGGCCAGTGGCGCTTCCATGTCAGCGGATAGCGCCGCTCCCAGACCCCGCGTCGACGGAAGGATCGTCACGTAGGCTGAAGCCAACTCCAAGGCATTGCCCGGCATGTCACGCCTCCTTGCGTCGAGCTGCACGTTCGCGGACGCGAGCGAGTATCACCACGTCCGAGTTCAAGGTCCGGTCAGGTTCTGACCCGGGACGTACGAGCGGCTTGGGATATGCGCCCTCGCCGCCGCCGCGCTGCCAGTTGGCGGCGGCGAGTTGGTCATACACGAGCGCGAGCAGGTAGTCGGTCTCCGACCAGGACTGTCCGACCGACCGCGCGTATGCGCTGTTCGGCAACGAGTTTTCGAGTACAACCCTCAGTCGCCGGTATGAAAGCGCCCCGCCGAGGTCCCGGATGTCGAGACCAAGGCGGAGCAGATCGCTTTCGATAGCCTCCCCGTGCTCACAGATCAGTCGGTGGAGGCGGGCGATTCCGGGACTGTCGCCCCGACGGACTTCGCGATGATGACGGACAGCAGCTTGGCCGTTCCGCCAGCCGCGCAGTAGGCTTCGTAGTCGTCGCCGAGCAAGATCCGCGCGCCCTCTATGTCTCCCACTTCATACACCTTGTCCGGCCAGAGTACGGGCGGGGGGATGTGGAAGGTACGGTCTCCGGCGATGACATCGACAGGCTGTGCCTTGGCGAGCTCGGAGGCGATGACCTCAGCGAGGTCGTAGGACTTGCGCGGTGCCTTTGCCATGGCTACGACACCCCGTCAGTGCCGTAGTACGGCATGAAGTACTTGCCGCTGGCGCCCTTCTTGGGCGAGATCGTGACGCCGTACTTCACGACGTCCTTGGCGCTGTGATCGACGGCGTCCTCGGACGTGATGCGCGCCTTCTCGATGCAGTAGCGCGTGACCTCGTCCTCGTCGTGCCAGTCGATGATCCACGCGTGGAGCGGGAGTTGCGAACCGGTCCAGCCGGTGCCCTCGACCAAGTCGAGCAGGTCCTTCACTGTCTCGTTGCTTTCCAGCATCGTGAAGCTGAAGTCAACCTTGGCGCCGGTCTGAAGATCGCGGACGGAATCTCCGCGCCAGTCCTTGACGTCGGACACATCGCGGGACGGCGTTCGCTTGACGCCGTCCTCCGAGACGCCGCCGACGAGGTCGAAGGCGGCGTCGGGTTCGCTGGTCGCGTTGGTGGGCAGGGTGGTGCCTACCGGAGCGACGTATATCTCGCCCCACTGGGCCACCCTCACCTCGCTTGTATCGGTCGTGCCGTCGCTCATGAGATACCTCCTGTTGGGGCGACCGCTTTTCCGCGCACGTCGAGTACGGCGGTGAAGCGGTAGCGCGGCTTCTTGGTGATCGGGTCCGGCAGCAGTACCGGCCCGCTGAACTCCTGCACTCGGTAGACGCTGAACCCGCTGCGCGACCGCCCGGCCCATGACCCGACGATGCCGCGCACTAGGTTCGCGAGCGTGCTGGCGTCGGACGCCTTTTCGGCGTATGAGTCGAATGTCAGTTGCGCGGAGTCGGTCACGATGTCGCGCCGGGGCCCACCTGTGCGCTGTACCGTGACGAACTCGGATGGACGCGTGGGTGGAACCTTGTCGGCGACGGTGCAGGGACGGTCGAAGTCGGTCAGGTCGGATGCGAGCCACGAGATGGCGGCCGCTTCTGAATCGGGAAAGAGCATCACGTCCATGGGCGTCACCTCCCTGCGTCGATCGCTCGGGTAAGCGCCTGATCGTTGGCTTCCGCGAGCATCGCGTCCGCGTCGCCAGTGATGACCGCGACGTGAGCGCGACCACTCATCGACCGGTTCGTGGTAACGGGCGTGACGACGAATCCATCACCTGCGGCAGATGCGATACGTTCCGCGCGGGCCTGTATGTCAGCCTGAACCTCAGGCGAGTTGCGGAGCGCCACGAAGCCGGGGATGTTGAGCACGATGTTTGGGTTCATCGCATCACCCGTCCACGCGCTCGAACACGGCTTCGGAGTGCGCGAGACCGCCTGTGATGGAGTCCCACGGCTGCACGGAGACGACCTCGTACGTGACGCCGCCGATGACTGCGCGGCTTCTGGCGGTCATGACCGTATCCACGGGGCCGAATGCCTTCCTGAGCGTGATAACGCCCTGGCGGCCCATGTCGGTGGATTCCTGAGCCGATACCGGCTGCCAACCCCACCAGACCTCGTCGGTCTCGTCGGTGTCGGTCCAGTCCGGTAGGTCCGCTCCACGGTCGTCCACCCATGCGGGGGTAACAACGGTGAGGGCGACGCTAGCGAGTAGCATCACTCCACCTCGTAGATGGGTTCGAGAGCGATGTCGTAGCCGCACGAGCATGCGCCGCCGAAGTACACCGAGCAGATGGGCGAATGCGACCCGAGACTTGGAGCGGTGTCGACGCTGAACGCCTTGCCGGAATCTTCGGAGTCACCGATGCTGCGCAGTTGCTCGATCTCGGACGGCCAGAACATCGACCGCCTCGGAGCGATCGACTGCGACATCTGCCCGACGGCCTCTTGCGTGATGGCTCCAGAACCCGACTCATGCCAGCGCAGGATCGCGCCGCGCAATACCGCCCGTACCGATGCGATGTGCGGTGAGTCGGACTCGAGCGTGGCGATCCGAGGGGCCGCGAGC